AGAACAGCAGATAGCTCTGAAGACACTCAACACATCATATACCAACTTTAAGACTGAGTGTATTGGATTAGCTACAGCATTTGCAGCCATGCGTGAAGAGATGCATGCTTTAAATGAATCATACCATCACTGTATTGATGATACCAATGTGGCTGAAGAAGACATCCTAAGTCTTACCCGTCAGTTCGGTGAGTTCCGTGAAGAACATGAAGTACTTACTGAATCATACCAAAGTTGTGTTGATGAGATCAATGCAGCTGAAGAACTTATAGAAACAATAGCAACAACATTAGAAGAGGTGGAATATGAACAAGACGTATAAGACAATATTAAAAGAGGTATCATTAGGTTTCCTCGATAGCAAACTCAAGAACCTAGTGAACTTCGGTAAGTATGGCTACAAGACCCTAGAAGAGGCTGTATGCTTCCTCTTTGGTGTCGTGCTCTCACCATTGGTACTGCCTATCTTAGCTCTCGTACACTTACGGAAACAGAAGCAATGAGCCAAGCGCCTACAAACCTTATGACAGGCCCTAAGGGTGGCAGCATATTGAAGCAGAGGGCTAACCCTGCAGATGATCCATTTGGTAACAGTAACCCCGCTAAGAAGATGCAGCACCAGATGAAGCGTATATCACGGCAGCATGTAGCTCTCAATCAACGTATGTCTAAGGCCGAGCAAGATCGCTCAGAGGCTATAGAGACGTGTGATAGAGCAGTACGCGAATTATGCAAAGAGCGTCGAGAGTTCAGAGAAGCTAAGACAGCAATGGCATTAGAAATTACAATACTCAAAGGTAAACTTGCAGAGGCCTCAAAGAAGAAGCCCGCTAAGAAACCAACTAAACCAAAAGAATAAAGGAGACGCTATGTGTGGACCAGCAGCCCCATTAGTAATCACAACTATAGCAGCAGCCGTAGGTGGTGCAGCCCATGCAAAGCATGAAGGTGGCAAGAAGGAACGTAAAGCAGAAGCAGCAGCCGAGGAGCAGAAAGAAGCTCAAGCGTTAGCTGACTTCAACATACGTGCAGCATCCCGTGAAGCAGACACCGCACAGTCCTTAGGTGGCATCAAAGAGACGTCACGCCAGAAGAGGCTTAAAGGTAAGAAGGCTCTTAGAGCTACTCCCTCAGCTTCTCTCGGAGGCATCACTGGAGGTGCATCCTTAGGTGGTATCGGTAAAGGTGCTACTTCAGCTGCTCCTAATGCTAAGAAAGCTCCAGTAGCTCTAGGTGGCATCTAATGGCTGGTAAGATAGCTACAGATCAAACAGATGAGATGCAATTAGGTAAGATATCAGGTGACTATGAGAACTTAAAGACTGCTCGTATTACCTTCGTAGACATGGCTGTTAAGTCAGCACGCTTTACGATACCTAATCTATTTCTTAATGTTGATGCTGAGGATGACCAAGAGATGCATGAAGAGGTCTATATACCCGACTCTTCAGTAGGTGCTTCAGGTATTAACAATCTATCTGCTACGCTCCTACTCGCTGTATTCCCTTCAGGCACACCCTTCTTCCGTCAAGACTTAACTGCAGATAGCATGCAGAAACTTGAGCAAGAACGTGGTGATGAAGCTAAGCAATTCAAAACAGAGTTAGACCAATCACTCAGAAAGATTGAAAATCAAGCTCTTGAGTTACTTGAAGGTGGAACTGCACGAGCAGACCTACATGAAATATTACGACAATTCCTTTTAGCGCAAGTACTAATTTATCAGAACCCTAAGGATAACTCCTTGAGGGCATTCAAGCTGAATCAACATGTCAACGTAAGAGATGGCTCAGGGACTGTACTCCGGTACATCACACAAGAGTTTGTGGACCCTAAGAACCTCTCTAAGAAGATACAAGAAGAAGCTCACATACCAGATGAGATGCTCATGATGGGTAAGACAGATGTCACTAAGCTTGGTCTGTATACCAACATTGAGAAGATGTCAGCTAATAAGTGGGTAACGATTCAAGAACTTAATGGTCATCTATTGAAGTCTACGAAGCAAACCTTTAAGACTGAGGATCTCCCTTGGTATGACATTGCATTCAATCGTGTGACAGGTGCTCAATATGGCTCAGGCTTTGTTGAAGGCATCCTAGCAGACTTAGGCTCAGCTAATGGGCTCCGTAGGTCAGTTGTTGAAGGTGCTCTTATAGCAGGTCGTACTGTATTTGGTGTACGTCCCTCAAGTGTTACTTCAGCAGATGAATTGCTTAACACCGAGAACGGTGGCTTTGTACGAGCAGAACGTGACGATGTATTCGCTATCAAGGTAGAAAAGAATGCAGACTTTCAGGTTGCTCTTGCAGCAGAAGCTCAAGTTAAAGCCGACCTCAATATAGCATTCATGTCCAAGATGGCAGCTCGCAGAGACGCTGAACGTGTAACAGCAGCTGAGTTTCAGTCAATTGCAGAAGAGATAGATAGTGCCTTAGGTGGTACATTCAGTCGTCTTGCAGTTGAACTACAGCAACGCTTAGCACACAACACACTTAAGTTCATGATCTCTAAAGGCATGATCAATAAGGATACCGCTAAGGACTTTAAGACATCCATAATCACAGGCATCAGTGCCTTAGGTCGTGGTAATGATCGTAATAGACTCAATGCTTTGCTTACAGACTTAGGTCTTGCAGCACAAGTGCCGGGCTTAGAAACAATGGGTCAAGGTCTTGTACCTGATGAACTCTTGTTACGAATGATCAATGCACATACAATTAATGCTACTGGTTTACTTAAGTCTGAAGAGACTAAGCAAGGTGAAGCAGATGCAGCACAACAACAACAATCAGCTCAGGTAGCAACAGAGACAGGCGTAGATTTAGCTAAGGCAGCTATGGCCCATCCTGAAGGTGCTCAACAGCTAGGTGACACCATGACTCAAGCTATGCAAGGTGCACCATCCCCACAACAATAAGAACCCTAGAGGAGTAGGTAATGACAGAAGAAAATGAAGTAGTAACGGAGCGGCCTGAAGGTCTTCCCGAAAAGTTTACAGACATGGCTGCTTATAATGCTAGCTATAAAGAACTTGAACAGAAGATGAGCCAACAGGCCACAGCTCCAATTCAACCTAAAGTTGAACCTGTAGTAGAAGTCGAAGAGACAACTCATATTAATTTCGATAAGTACTACCAAGAATATGCAGCTAACGGTGAGTTATCCGCTGAGTCATTCACAGAATTGGATGGTCGTGGTTTAAACAACGATACTGTAAATCAGTTCATTCAACTTAGGAATGACGAGAACGCACGACAACAAGCAGAACTACTTTCTAAATATGAAGGTGGGGCTGATGCATATAACACTGCAATAGCATGGGCGAAGGACAACCTAGATGAAGCCTATCATGCAGAGTTTAATGCTGGTGTTCAATCAGGCAGCAAACGCTTCCAAGATGAGATGGTCAATGACCTCTTAGGTAAATGGAAAGAAGCAGGTGGTGAAGTTGCAGTAGATCAAGGCTCAAATGTTGATGGTATTCCTTCAGCAGGTGGACCTCAAGTAGACTCATTCGCCACTCAAGGGGAGATGCTCGCAGTTATGGCAAGCCCTGAGTACAAGCGTGACCCTGAGTTCCGTAAGAAGATGGAAGCTAAAGCTCTCCGTTCAAAATTCTAAATAACCCTGAGGCATCTAATGCTTCTCCTTAGGAGCCCTACAACCTCCTCCTCTGGTAGCAACTTGAGGGGCGGCATTAGGTGCCTCAGAATACTAAATCACTACATTTCTGCAGAATGTGGTGGTATACAATAACTTTCAGTATGTAGCTGGAAGTAAACAACCCTTTGCATAATATGTTGAGTTCAAACTAATTGACCCTGTGATACTCTTGAGGGAGTAGCTTTAGGATAATCTCTAAGCGAAATAACTTAGTAAATTAGCAAAACATTAACAAAGGAAAATAGCATGACCGCTATTACTAATTTTAGTTCACCAGAACAAGCCAATGGCGCTGGTGACGTATATGCCAATAACCTTACCCTCTTTGGTCAAGAAGTATTGTCAGATTACATGGATCGTAACTTAACCTCTGCTCTGATTCGTCAGTCTACTATTGTTGACTCTAAGACGAAACAGTTCGACCGTATTGGTCAAACGACTGCAGGCTACCACGTTGCTGGTACTGAAGTCTTAGGTGATACGATCTTAACAAACAAAGTGGACATCAGTGTTGATGACCGT